AGATGCCACCGAAGCCATACAGAAAGTAATAGACGAAAACCCTAACCGCACCATATATAATCCGCAAAACGAAGCGTTTCGCCTTTCCATAACGAACCGCATAATTTCTTAAAACGAAATGTACCTCTGGGGTACTCCCCCACCCCAAAATATTTTCGACCGGCTTACGCCGGTATTCGTATATCCAAAGAACGGAGTCCGGACACTATCCGAACCCCGTTCTTTTCGTTTTGTCGCTTCGCTCCCGCTTTGTCGCGCTTCGCGTTACGCCACCTCGTCCAACGCCTTGTACGCTGCCACGCTTTGCGCCTTCACGATTTTACCGCGGAAGGCCAGGCGCGAGCCGACACTCGCATACGCATACGAGGCATCGCTATTCGCATCCGCATTCGAGACACCGCCATTCGCGACCGCATTGTCGCACCCGCGAAAGACC